GTGGCCGCTTCCACAATGTCGAGTCAAGAGGTCATCCCCGTTGATCAAACAAGGATGCCTCGTCCACTCCTTAAAACCGATATGTTTCTTCAACATGAGATCGGTGAGGGCAAGATCGACGACGGTCTTATCGATTAGGCACAGCAGTGGGAAGCTCATCAAACTTCCCATTGGCTGCCCAGTCTCACAGGGGCCCAAACCCACGTCGAGGTTTGAAACGACCCGCAAGCACCTGACCTCGTCAAAAGTCAAGCCCTCTCCTTTTTCTATAAGGATTTCCACTGCCCGTCTGACGTACGCAGTTTTAATATTGTCTGTAGCTGACTCATAATCAAAAGAAAGCCACTCTGATCCACGCGAGTTGTCGCGTAGATGACGGAGCCTCTCACTGGTGGGACTACCAACAAGAAGCCAACCCCTCCTCTTGAGAAAAGAGTAGAGTGAATGATGAAGTGGGCTGAGAACGGAGGTGTTAAACTCCGAGTACAGTGTGACGATCCTTGGTTTCCCAGAGGAATGCACGAGCTGTACCTCCACTTCACTAGAAAAGGTACCTTTATTCCATGTACCTCCATTACACCTACTACGCCCCAGACTGGCGTGCCCATTCGGAATATACGGGCTTTTCTTTTTGTTCCAGCCAACCGGGATGTTCGCGGAAAACGCCGTCGAAAAACGGTCAAGCGCATCCTCATCCACATCAGCTGGCAGCTGCCTCTGCCTCTTCCATTCGTCCACTCGGTCGTATTGTAGGCCTTCGCAATACTTACACGGTTGAACCTCTACTTTGGTAGCGGTTTTGATGGACATCTCCTGAACAAGAGTGATTTCAGGAGGGTACATTGACCTTAGGTGTTTGCGAAGCGAGCCACAAACAATCCCGTCGGGTACCGGACGAACCGGCTTTAAAGACTGATCCAACTCAAGGATCTTCACAATCTTTTTGCACTTCCCTTTGTAAAACTTTCGTCGCGTGCACGACGTCGGAGTAGGAGCGTCGAGGTTCTCCAACGGACGGAATCGACTTCCGGAATTGGGGCGTTCGTCCTCGCATGAACACCAATACCCAAATCCGCCGATTCTGTCTCGAGACTTGTGCATACGTTTAAAGTGCCGACATGTAAGCACTGGTTCTGTTCTCTCATGGAGCCGACCCGTGAACCGGGGCCCCCCTGGCGACTGGGAGTTATCGGTCACAGCCGCACTACGTGGCCACACTGCCGCAGAATCGCAGCTAGTGGGTGACACACTTGGCGGAGGGTTGGCCGGAGCTGCCGGGCCGTTATCAGGCGTCGCGGCTCCAGAGAGAAGAGGGCTATGTACTTTGTTTATACACGTGATTGTAGCCATATTAAATTTGCGTGTGTTTTCCCTTCGACGTTGTTTTAGATCAGGTATCACCGGGAACCTCTGATCCCATTTCTTTTGTTGCAGGTGGGTCCGCAAAGACTGATTTCGCTCAGGTAGTGAAGCGTCTATTTGTGAGACCTTAGAACAGGCCGGCGTTGTTTAACGAGAACGCCTCACATCTCGGTGGTTTGGGGGCGCCGTAAGGCCCCAGTATGGTAAACTAGCATCACCACAAGGCTAGACCCCAGAAGGAAAACTGGGTAACAAACCGGGCGGACGAGAGTC